AACAATTCAAAAAATTACAGGTAAACTTTCTCAAAAATTAAGAGAATTGGATTCCACCCAAGGATTGGATTCCTCAAATATGAAATATGTTATCAATTCAATTCTTTCGGCAATGGATTTGGAAAAGTTCAAAGAAGAAGATAAGGATGAGGTTATTGAAAGATTGGAGGGTGAAATTGATTATGGTTTGGAGGACACATCTGTTGATGTTACAGCGGATGAAGATGGGGGTGGAATGGATATGGGATTAGATATGGAAATGGGCACTGAAGAAACACCAGAATCTCCTGAAAAAACAGAGGAGTTAGGTGAGGGTGGTGATTATATGATGGAGAAACCAAAAAGTGACTTAGATAAGATTATGGATTCAATATTTGCAGAATCGAAGGTTGAAAAAACTATCAACAAATACTTGAGTGAATCCGTTATTCAGGAAACCAAAATCAAAAACGAGAAAAAGAAACAACTTATGATTGAGTCAGTCAACAAAATGGCTACAACATATGAACAAGAAGTTGCTTCCAAAAAAATCATCAAGGAATTCAAAGAGGTTGAGTTAATCGGAAGAACAAACAAGAAAAATATCGTTGTCAAGATTAATGGTGAAGAATTCAAAATTAATCAAAAAGGATTTTTGGAATGAAACTCGTCTATGTGAATGAACTTGGACCTGACTATAAAGGAAATAACACATACGAATTTATTTTCTCAAAAAACGAAGAGGTCTACGGTGAAGATTGGGATGTAAGTCCCGCCTCAGGGAGACCATTTCCACCCCAATTGGAGTTCATTCATTGTGTTTTAAAACTGAGCAGTTCCGACATCAAGTTGGAACTTGTTCGTAATTCTGATTACTTCAATATGTACGATGCAATTGATGGTGTCATTTCTTTGGCTTGGGAATCTGAAGACTCGGGATATGAAGGAAACCAAAGATTGGTCTTTAGATTTGGAGATGATATTTCTATAATAAAGGATAAATTTTACGAAAGAGATATAGTTCTTTCAGAGGAAAAAATATTACAAACACCATGAACAAAAAAAATATCAAAGTCTTACTTGACGAAGGTTTTTCAATCAAAACAATTCGTTCTTTAAGTGAAAATCAAAGAAATATTTTGGCAAAAAAAATATTGAATGAAGCTCAAACTTCTGTGGTAAAAAAAACAATTTATACCAAAGGAGAAGTTGAGGCTATGAAAAATAAAGGAACAGGATTGGCGGTGAACAATGGTGAAGTTGTTCCAGGTCAAGATGGATCTTTGACTGTTGTTTCAGGTGAGGGAGAAATGAAAGAAAATCAAGATGACTTGACTTTACTCACAAGACAAGATTATACAGGTCAAGAAGGCCCACATGATGCTGATGACATGGCCTCTGATGGTATGGATGATGATTCGGACAATAATAGGTCAATGATGAATGAGTTATCTGATGAAGAGATTGATCTTATGTTAGATATCATTAAGTCAAAGAAATCAAATGGTGAAAAAGGTGAAATTGAAGAAAAATTTCAAAGCAAATCACAACAAAAATACTTTTTTGCTAAATGTAATGATGAATCATTAAGTAAAAAAGAAAGAAATAAATGGTGTAATATGGCTGACGAATTTGCACAACACACAAATTTCAAAAAACTACCCGAAAAAGTAAAAGAAGATAATCTTAAATCTTTGGAGGAAAGTGTTATGAAAATTGTTAAAAAACATATCCCAGCAAGTATTACCAAGGGTGACTTGGTTAAATTAGTTAATGAAGCTCCTTTAACCAAACCTGTACCTGTAAAGGAACCAGGTGTTGCTCCGTCAAGACCTGAAAGAAAAACACCTTTCCAACCAAAACACAAACCAAAACCAAAAGCAGGAAAAGAATTACCCGATTGGATGAGTTATTCTGAAATTTTTGATTCTGAACCATTTACAAAGCCAGCACCTGTTAAACCAGATGTTGCACCATCAAAACCTGAAAGAAAAACTCCATTTCAACCCAAACATAAACCAAAACCAAAGGCGGATAAAAAATGAAACAGGATTTAAAAAATAGAGTAAGAAAGGCGTTATTAGAGGCACCAATAAGATATGATGGGCCTGAAAGAATGGATCCTTCTTTGGAAGATCTTTTTAACAGAGGAGAGACACCTTATAGTAAAAATCCTGCTCTTCCCGATAAAAATAACGACGGGGTACCTGATTCTTTTGAACAAATTATTGCAAGTAAAAGATTCAAGGATGTTATTGAAAACTTGAAACGTCTTACAGGTGTAACAAATTTATCGGGAATGAATGGTATGATGCAGTTACAAACTTTGGTTATGGGAGCATCGAATAGAATTCTACAGATTCAATCTAGTCACAAAGAATATTTGGAAAATTTGGCAATTGATTTGGTGAAGAAGGAAACCGGTATTACAGATCAAGTAAATTTTGAAGCGGACTTAGTTAATCCAGGTGAAATTTCAAAACAAGGTATGAGTTCTAAACCAGAAGAGTACGATGAGGATGAAATTGAAAAACAATTCGGAGGTGAAGAGGACGAAGAAGAAGATTTTCAAGATGACTTTATGTCATTTATGAATTCTATGGAGAATTTTAACGCGGAAACCGCAAAAAGAAGAATTTTAAATGCATTGATTCAGGGTGGTGCAAAAAAAGGTCACTACATGTACCAACTTGTGGTCCCTGAATTAGATAGATTGAATCCTGATTTGGTAAGATTATATGGTGTTATAATGTCATATGCTGACTATCTATATTGGATTATTCCTAACCAACAAATGTTGAATATGGCAGGTAGTGGTGAAGGAATGATGGGTAAAGAAGAGGTTGACGAAACTACTGATCCTCCAACCGTGAGAGCACAGGCTACATGGTTTCCACTTTTAATTCATGAACTACTTAAAGGTGTGAACGATTTGGTGATGACTCAGGGTTTACCTGATGATCCAAGATCGGCAGAAATGGTTATGGGTGTTGCAGATACTTTACCACATGAAGTTTGGGATATGAGAGTCGGACCGATCATTTATGAAAAATTGGTAAATGCATATCCTGATGAACTATTCGACGAAGACAAGAAAATCATTCAGTTCTATCTCAAATCGAGAATTGCCTCTCTGAGTACTGATGAGTTTTTCAAGACTATGAAAGAAATTCTCGCTGAAACACCAAAAGGTAAACAAATTGTGGACAAAATGGTAAAAGAAATTATTCAAGAATTAAAAAATCAGGAATATGAAGATGCAATGGGTTCAGATGATGACGACGAAGATTTGGATGATTTCCTTTCTAACCTTGGAATTAGTTTAAATTAATGAATGGGATTAACAAGAGAACAGGTATTATTAGAATATGCCAAATGTGTCAAAAGTCCTGAATATGCGTTAAAAACATATTTGAAAACTTATGATCAAACAGTTCAGGGGTTCGTACCCCTGAAGTTGTTTCCTGACCAAGTGAAATTGATTGAGGATTTTGAAAAGTTTGAGGAAAATATTGCGTTAAAATATAGACAGGCGGGAGTTTCAACAGTCACCGCAGCTTGGATTTCCAAAAAGTTGATCACGGCTCCGAAGGGAAAACCTGAAAAGATATTGATCATCGCCAACAAACTTGATACCGCCGTAGGTATGGCTGATAAAATCAGGTCTTTCCAAGAACAATGGCCTGATTGGTTTGGAGTTAGTTTTTCATCTGATAAAAACTCCCAACGTCACTTTAGATTAACAAATGGTTGTGAAGTAAAAGCTGTTGCAACATCAAAAGACGCATTAAGAGGTTATACCCCTACCATCCTTGTATTTGACGAAGCTGCGTATATTGAAGCGGATGATGATTTCTGGGCAGCTTGTATGGCCTCACTCTCAACGGGTGGTAAAGTTATAGTTATTTCAACACCCAACGGATTTGATCAAATTTATTATTCAATTTACGATCAAGCTTTACGGGGTATGAATGATTTCAAAATATCTGAAATGTATTGGTATAGAGATCCAAGATACACCAAAGACCTTTATTTAGTAAAAACCAAAGATATAGTTCATTATTTGTTGAATAAAGAAGAATATACTGAAGAAGAACACGTAATTAGGTTGGGTGCTGCGGGTTGGGACTTGGATCTTGAATTTGTTATTCAAAAAATTAATGAAGGGTACAAACCTTGTTCTTCTTGGTTTGAAACTATGGTCAAGAAGTTGAAGTACGATAGGAGAAAGGTATCTCAAGAATTGGAGTGTAACTTTCTTGGATCTGGTGACAATGTCATTGATTCGGGAACTATGGAAAAAATCAAGAAAAATGACATTTTGGAACCAAGAGACAAGATGATGGGAGGGGCGTTATGGGTTTGGGAAGATCCGATATTGGATCACAAATATATTATGGGTGTGGATGTGTCAAGAGGTGATTCAGAGGATTTTACAACCTTTAATATAGTTGATTTTGATACAAGAGAACAGGTTGTTGAATTCTTGGACAAAGTTCCACCTGATATCGCCGCTGAAATTGCGTTAAAATGGGCACAAAGATACAACGCATTTGTGGTTATTGATATCACAGGTGGTATGGGTGTATCAACGGCAAGGAAAATGCAAGAGTTGGGGTATAAAAACCTTTATATTGATGGTCAAGTATCAACTGATATATGGAAATATGATCCAAAAGCACAAGAGAAAATACCGGGAATTAATTTTAACAACAAAAGGGTTCAAATTATTGCAACTTTTGAAGAATATATTAGACACGGGTTCAAAATCAGATCATCAAGATTATATAATGAATTACTGACGTTTGTTTATATTAACGGAAGACCCGACCATATCAAAGGACAACATGACGACTTGATTATGTCTGTTGCTATGGCTTTATATGTTGGTGAGAGTAGTTTTTCCAAACTCACAAAGGTGACCGAACAAGCAAAAGCGATGATTGATTCTTGGACGGTAAATGAGAGTGTAAAATATAAAACTGACTTTATGAATCCGAGTGTTCCATCGTATTATGGTCAAACAAATAATGATTCAAAACAAAGTTATAATCAGAAAGACGTAGAGAAATATTTATGGCTCTTCGGAGGAATGAGAAGATAATAATATTGTATTTATTGAAAAAACTACTATTTTAATTACTATGGCACAAACTAATCAACAATATACAATTTGGCAACGACTTTCAAGGGTCTTTGGACCAGATTCCACATTGGATCAACAAGTTCCTCAATACAGGTTTGATAAAAAAGAAATCTTAAGAACCAAATCCAAAGGGGAATACGAGAAGGAAAAACTTCAAGCTCAACAGAGTTTGTATTTGGCAAACCAATGGTCAAAGGTTGAAAACAATCTTTATACCCAAGCCGTCTATTATGAACCAACAAGGTTGGCTTCATATTATGACTATGAATCTATGGAGTTTACACCTGAAATATCAGCAGCTTTGGACATTTATGCTGAAGAATCAACAACTCCAAATGAAAATGGATTTATTCTTCAAATATATTCAGAATCTAATAGAATTAAAAGTATTTTGGCCGACTTGTTCAATAACAAGTTGGATATCAACACCAACTTACCTATGTGGACAAGAAACACTTGTAAGTATGGTGATAATTTTCTCTACTTAAAGATTGATCCTGAACAAGGTGTTGTCGGAGCACAACAATTACCAAATATTGAAATTGAAAGATTTGAGAGAGGTATGGTTGTCAATACCGTTGCAATGAATACCGGTGTTGAAAATACTCACTTAACTTTCACTTGGAAGAATAAAAATTTGGAGTTTAATACTTGGGAAGTTGCTCACTTTAGACTTTTGGGTGACGACTCAAAATTACCCTATGGAACTTCTATGTTAGAAAAAGCAAGAAGGGTTTGGAAACAACTTCTTTTGTCTGAAGATGCGATGTTGATCTATAGAACATCAAGAGCACCTGAAAGAAGGGTTTTTAAAGTTTTTGTTGGAAATATGGATGATAAGGATGTTGAGGCTTACGTACAAAGGGTCGCCAACAAATTTAAGAGAGACCAAATTGTAGATCCCAAGAATGGTAATGTTGATATGAGATATAATCAGATGGCAGTAGACCAGGATTATTTTATTCCTGTTCGTGATCCAAATGCACCAAATCCGATCGATACTTTACCCGGTGCTCAAAATCTGAGTGAAATTGCCGATATTGAATATATTCAAAAGAAATTGTTGACTGCATTGAGAATTCCAAAAGCATTTCTTGGTTTTGAAGAAGTGGTCGGTGATGGTAAAAACTTGTCTCTTTTAGATATTAGATTCTCAAGAACCATCAATAGAATTCAACAAGCGATGATTCAAGAATTGAATAAAATCGCAATTATTCACCTTTATATCTTGGGTTTTGAGGACGAACTGAATAACTTTACTTTAGGTCTAACTAACCCATCAACACAACAGGACATGTTGAAGCTTGAACAACTTCAATCTAAGATTCAACTTTATAGGGACGCAGTTACTGATCCTGGTAACGGTATTCAAGCGGTGTCAGCATCTTGGGCTAAGAAACATATTCTTGGATTCAGTGATGAAGAGATTAAGTTGGATATTCAACAACAAAGAATTGAAAAGGCGGTAGCGAAGGAACTCGAAGAAACCCCAAATGTAATTACCAAAACAGGTATATTCGACAATATTGATAAATTGTACGGTAATGGAAAACCAAAAGAGGGTGGTGAAGCAGGTGCTGGTGAGGCAACAACACCTGGTGGTGAAGAGACGACAAGTCCTGTAACTAGTGGTTTTGGTGAATTAGGTGGTGGTACTGCAACTCCGGAACCTGCGACTGAAACTGGTGGTGAAACCGAAACACCAGCGGCCGAAGTAACTCCTGAATCTAAAGAAAAAGATGAAAATTTAATTCTAGAAGATAATATGTTAAGCGGTGTTGTGGAACTCAATATCAACAAAGCAAAAAAATCTTTACAAGAGATTGACCAAAAATTAAACGAGTTATTAGGATCGTAATATTTATTTAGTATGAAAACACTAGGAA